TGATTAAATAATGCGCGAATTAAAATAAAAATTTTTTAAGAATGACCTAATGTCATCCTTACAGAAATAAAATTAAAATATATAATAATAATATATAAATAAAATAGAATATCTATGGTGGTTATATAAAGTATTTCTGAATGCTTAAGCCGGTTTTAAGCACGCAAAAAGACTTTATGGAACCATCAATGATATTATATCCGACTTACGCAATAGCTGCGGATATAACCATTGAGTGCTCCATAAAGTCTCCTTAATTGCTTATTTGAAAGGATTACCGGTAGCATAAGCTCTGCCTTCTCTCTTCAATTTTCCATAACGTTTCTTTGGTTTTCCTTGCTTTCTGTTTCTGCTGTTACTTCTACCTCTAGAATTACTTCTGCCTCTATAACTGTTTGTTCTTCGTCGTTGTGGTCTCTCCATTCTCATATTTGAAAATCTTGCACTCAAACCTCCTTTACCAGAGCCGACGATTTCAGCATCTTTAACAACGCGGACAACATCTTTCTCCAATTTGTCTTCTTCAACAACCTTTGGTTTCTCTTTCTCTTTCTTCTCTTCCTCTGGTAGTACGGCGTTTAAAACTGTTTTCCCAATAGATGGTAAAACCTTCTTTGCAATACCGCCGAGAATAGAAGCTATGCCGAGCATGTTGTAAATAGCAGGCATGCAATCCTTAAGCTCATAATTCAAATCCATCAATTGTTCCAAATCTTTTAAACTAGGTTTTGGACCAAGCTTGGTTAAACCTGCCCATGCAGACCTGAATGTAGGTTGTATTTCAAATCCAGTATAGATTTTATATGCAACTAAACTCAGAGCACTTGATAATTCAGTAAAAGAATTTTGTGGTGTTAAACCTTGGTAATAAGTGATAGACCAAGTGAGATCTTTACTCCAAAGAGTGTCGTAAAGAATATTGAGTTTATCTCCGGCCGTTCCTATTGGTGTGTTGTCATAAAGCGGCACAAAATGCGTGCTCAAATCACCACTCTTAGTATAAATATAGCATTGATATAAACCATTAGATCCATTACTAGTATTGGAACCAGTTTGCCATGCAGGTGCGACAGTATTTAGTCTCTGCACTGAAAAAGTTCCATCTAAAGCCTTACCAGTGTAAGATCTAGCGCTATTATTCATAATTTGGGATGGTGTGGGACAACAAGACGAATATTTACCATCGTCTGTGGGGCCTGTTGAGTTGAAATTTGCAACTTGAATATTGGTATTAGGGTCAAGATTGATGAACTCATCATCCTTAAGATCAAACATTTCAGACAATTCAGCACGAATGTAGACTGGCAATTGTTTGTAAACACTATACTCTGGATGCTCCAAAGCTGGGGTGACTGGATGTGATTTGTTGTTGATATGAATGAATTCGTCTCTAATACGTGCAATAACAGCACGTTTACTTTTGACCATATGTTTAGCATACTCGTAAAACATGACAGGTTCATTATGTGCTAGCGATAACACAGTACCAGCAAACATAATGTTCGGGTTAAATTGAGAACCTGTTACAATACCAGTATTATTAAAAGCGGTTGCATTCAAATAGGTAGTCAGCGATTTATATATTGGTCGGAAAAGATTTGTGTCGTTTTGCCATTTAGTAAAATCATACTGATCGTTAACAATAACATTGGACAAATCTTGGTCCATGTAGTCATTAACGCCAGTGGTTGCGTTCAAACAAAATGGTATTGCGAGCACTCTTCCACCGTTGGGGCTCAAGATAGCATAGTCAGAGAAAGCAGAAGGGTCAACTACTCTGACTGTATTTGCTGCAAAATCATACAATGATGGTTTTTTAATGATACCGACGGACACATAGTTAGTAATAACTTGAGTTCTAGTATCATTTGTAGGTAAACCATTAAAATTGGGTACAGCTGATGGGGGGTGAGTTAACTTAAGCACCAAAGATGATTTCTCATTCATTAGAGGTGGTGTAACCACTTCAGATGAAGGTAGTGCGGTTTTCTCAAACAAACCCATATCGGCAGTGCCTTGTCCTGATTCAGCCATCTTGATTAATTATAGAAAGGAAAAGTATAAATTTAATTAAATAATTTTGGTTAAATATTAAAGATAAAATCGTTTAAGAATTTTATTTATTGAACAAAATTTAATGTATTTCTTAATGAAAGTAAATGTTTCTAAAATTGAAACTAAAAAATTTTTATTAAAAGAAAAAATTAAAAATAAATAAAAATTAAAATAATGAAATTAAAATAAAATTAATTTGTAATAGATAAAAAACGATACTGATTGGAATCAACATCGTCCAGCTTTTGAATTTTAGCAATGTAAGATAAATAGTAAATAAGATATTTAATTTCGTTAACACTAACGTTTATGCCAAATTGTGCATAGAATCTGCTAGCAACTTTTGCCCCGATTTCAAATTCTTCAGGGTTATAGATGACGTCTAAAGCGTCTGTAATAGCCACTTTAGTTTCTTCCCAATCGACGTCATCTTTATGTATTCTGTTGATTGCTCTGCAAGTTCTTCTTAGCACATCTGGAAAGAAATTTCCGTCTGGTGTAATGATATTTGCGATGTATTCTCCGATTGCTTTTATAAACACTTTGATCTTATATTGACAAGTTTCAACTAGTGTATGAACACCAATTTTCGACTCTTCAACTTCTTTTGTGATGATAAAACTATCATCACCCTTAAAAGCAGCCATTACTAAATCTTTAAAATTATAACATAATCCTATTGCAGACATATTGAAGAGTGTATTACCGTCTAAAGTCATAGGTTGACCAGAATGTTGCATCCATTCGCCCTGTAACTTAAAACTGTAATGCATTCCACCACTGTCCGCAACGTTATATAGTGTCCATTCTTTCCTCATCTTAACATAAAAATCAATAATTTTTTCATCGAAACCTAAATTTTTAAAGGCAACGGCGGAAGATAGTATACCTTTCTCTTCTTGTGAACTATCAAATTCCGTAAAATCTGCCATCATCTTCTTATAATTTGGGTCGTTTAAATATTTTTTATAAGGAATAAAAAATTCTTGTAAATTGCAATCTGATTTTCCATAGGAAAGTTGTACATTATCTGATACATATTTAGTAATTAATTCTGAATACATTCTTGTAAAAGCGGAAAAAAGAACATTAAGCAGTTTTGACCAGGCTGACACGCCTTGACCTGCTTTATAAGCTTGATCGAAATTAGGATCACGTATTTCTTTAACTTGTGTCTTTAAATGGAATTGTACTAAATTATGATATGAATCGGTCCACTCTATCTCTAAATCTTTAATCTTATTCATCTTTGCTTCAGTAAAATATTTAATTAATTTTATTGTACAAGCCTTAAGTTTTCCGATATCAACTAATAATTTAGGATCTCCACCAGGAAAAATATATTTATTTTTTCCAAAAACAGTTACGTCGACCAACTCATCATCTGCAGTGACAGCATCTAACCAAATAGTGTTGCCTTCTGTAGCATAAGTCTTATCTTGAAATAAGTCAACATAATCTTTAGTACCTTTGTATTTAGTTTGTAACTTCTTTAAATAATTGGTGACATATTTAAATTTATTCATTCGGACAACTTCTGCTCTCATGTTGTTTATCCATTCCGGTTTCATAAATTTATTTAATCCATCAATATATTTATTGATTAATTTATTAGGTAAGTTTTTCCCTTGCTTCATATATCTAGAAATACCTGTTTCTAATTTCTGTCGCTTATTTGAATTCGCGTGATATTGCATAAAACGCATTTTTGATATTCTTTTTCCGTTTATAACAGTATCATTATTTTGGACGTAAGCATCCGAAAATTTCAATTTTCCATTTTCCATAGGTGGTAACACATCTGATTTATATCCAATAATATTATTATAATTCTCATTCCCATTTATATAAATTTTCTTTAAGATTTGTTCTACTCCTTCTAAGGTAGCATGCTGATTTTGTAGATAGTCGATAGTGGTATGTTTCTTATCATTTGATTCTACACTTTCAATTTCAACAGTTTGTATTGGTGTAATGTTATGCATAGTTAAAATCCTTTCAATAGGTGAATCTAAAATAGTATAAATTTCATTAATTTGATCGGAATTGCCGTACATAACTAATTTTGTAGTGACTCTAGACAAAGCAGTATACAAGTATCTTGCTTTATCCATTTTGATATTATAGAGATCACCTAAATATAAGTGTACAAATGGTATTGTACTACTTTGCGCAGCATTAACAGTATTAATTGATGAACTAGGAAATTTCTTTTTAAATTCATCTTTAATGGCTTGTGTGAAACATAATAATGTTCCATCACCTAAATCTGTTGGTAATTCCTCCTTAATTTCAATATTCATATCGACTTTGCTAGTGGTATTAATACCAGGTATAGCCTTCTTGAGGATATCACATACAGATTTTGGAAATCTATGAGTAGTAGTGATATATTCACCACGCCACTTAATACTATAATCTTGAGCTGTGCCAGCATAATTTCGATTATCTATTTGATTCATATCACCAATACCTACAATGTATGCATCTGGCATTAATTGTTTTATTAATATTATATAATAAGATGGTAAGCTAAATATTTCATCTATGACGACATATTTAGTTTTTCTAATATTGCCTTTAAGAAAATTATAAATACACTTCATAAAAGTAGAAGCGTATGCTTTATTATTAATAGCATCTTCATAATTTGATCTATAAGGCGTAATAACAAAACAACATGCAGCACACGTTGATCTAAGTACTTCAGCAGTTTTCCTACTTCCAGCAACACCATTAGTTACAGATATGGTAGCTTCATCGTATTCAAACTCTATGTTAGGTAATATGAAATCTTTATCAAATAATTTAATACATTCTTCAATTTCTTTAATCGCTAAACTTGCTGTCCTTTTATCAGACTTAAATGTAACATCGCAATTCATTTTATCAAGAAAATTCGCATTACACGCTGTGGTGCACTTCATAGAATCTGTGATGTTTTTCTTATGTAAAAACATATTATTAACAACACTAGATTTTTTCATTTCAATATTTTCTAAATTATCTTTCAGCATTTCCGTTATTATAAAATATAATTCGAATGATGCAAGCGGTGATGCATTTAAGTTTATTGCTTCAACGTTGAGGGAAGCATTTTTGCAAGTATTATAGAATGTATCAATATTTATTGATTCAGCATTGATTTTAGTTATGAGTGTATTACCATTACAAACCAGATTTAAGATATTACTATTATCGATTTTATCAACATGATAATCAAAGATAAATAAACATTGCTGATTAATGTCTTTATCCATGTCTAAATCAGATATATATTTACGTATATTGTTATAACAATAATCTGGTTTTAAATTGGGTAATGGTTTAGATGCGTATGATCCTTTAAACATAGCTTTAATATAATCACGTTGATCACCAGAAAGTATATATCGTTGATAGAAATATCCAGGTGCAAAAGATAGGTCATGAATTCTTTTGTACTGTATTCCTTTTTCAATAAGATATTCAACGATTTCTGTGTATTTATCACCTGTATGTAATCGAGGTGTGCTCTGTGGTAATGTAACGTAATTAATTTCATCATCAATTTTATCATTGATGACTTTATAGGAAATATTTTCATCAAGGATCTTTTCATATCCAGCATGTGCGCATTCTTTACACATATCATAATCTTTCTTCTGTTTTTCGTCAATAAAGCATAAAATTACTCTTAAATTTGATTTTTTAAGTGCAGATTTGAAACAACCCATTTCACATTTATAAAGGCCTGTGCCTAACAAAGGCATATAAATATTTTGAGCATCTGCAGATAGATGTTTCATAGAATTGAAAATTTCATCGTATGCTTTATGAGTTGCAATGACATCTAATTTCTTGGAATTGTCATGAGCGACACATAAACATAGAAATGTATTTTGAACATAGTTCAATTCTGCATATCTTTTAATAGGTAATTTTATGTTTTTTCTATATCCGGGGAATAATTTGTTGAAAGAATTTGCTTGTCCTTTACCATCAGTCAGATAACTATTAGCGCAATTCACGTATGCATGGTATTCAATGACTGGTAACTTAGAATAGTCACCAATGTAATGATGGTAATCATTACAATTACACTGTACAACTGTCCAATGTTGTCTGCATACATTTATTGCAAAATTTATATCTTTTGAACCTACATAACCAATGCAAGTTCCATTCTGATGTATAGTAAGTGATTTACCTTCGCAATGAGCAATAAAAGCAAGATCATAGTCTGCATGCCATGCGTCAGGTATTATATATTCTTTTCCACCGAACTTATATTTTCGTCCAGTGTATTTATTCAACAAAGTCGTATCTTTATAAAGATGTGCAAGCGCATGTACCCCACATTTGCCATCACCTTTAGGGTTAAAAGTGGTTATATGGCACATATTATTATTTACCGCAGGATGATAAAAATCATCAAGTATAAAAGTGTGGTGCGTTTCTTGCTTTATTATCGGTGTGTTTTCTTTTTTAATTAAGTCTACTTGATCTTCTGACATCATATATGGTTTGTTAGTGTTGAGTAGATATCTGTTGGGATATTCTTTACGCCATTCATCATTAGTGAAAGTATCTGATTCAACAACCCCAGACACAAATAAGTCTGAAGGGTATATAACATGCAAATCAAAAATATGATGATATTTGCTCTTAAGAAAATTATCAGAGTCATCGAAGAGTAAATCATATTTAAGATCTTGAAAGATTTGATTCACCCTTTGTTTAAATGCCTCCATCAATTTGGAAACAATACCTTCTGAGTAAGATTTGCTTATTTTCTTAAAACTTTTTTGTATATTTTTTGTTCGCTTATATCTATCAATTGCTATAATTATAAAAGCACTTTGCTTGATGCGCTCAAAATCATCGTATCTAGGAGAAAAACCTTCGTGAATCATGATGGTTTTATTTCCTGACGTGAACTTTATATCTGTTGCAATAGAAGCAGCATAAGTAGCAAATGAGTTATAATTGAATTGTGTATCGACAACAGCGGTTGCCCATGCAGTCAATCTTCTAAAATAAGCGATTGGTATATTGTATGACTTAATAAAATAATCGGATGTTGCGTCGCGGATGTTAATGTAATATATTACGTCTGGTAATAATATTGTATCAATAGTGTTTTCGATTTGTAAACATCTATATATATATCCGTTAGTGTATTGTGATCTTGTAAAACGGATTTGAGTAAACGAGCCTAATTGCTGTTTATGTTCAACTGCTATTGAATAGTTGTTACATTGTATCTTAGTTGTAGTAAGATATGAAAGCCAATTTTTTGTTTCATGCACGTAACAATTTGAATTATCATTTAAGTGGAAATAACTCTTACCATTTTCAAGATGTTTGACTTTGTAAATGTCAGAATCTTGTATATAATGCTCTTTAATCAAGCTTAATGGTAAAAATATCCATATGTCTAATACTATTAGACTATGATTCTCAAATATACTCGCTATGTCTATCATATTAATATCGTAGACATTTACGGCATAAGCATATTGTGCTTTATAATAGCAGTTTTGTGCTCCCTTTGTACAATGTTCATGTGACTTAGACAAATATGATGTCATATCGTACTTATCATGTTCGATATTGAGTTGCGTAAACGCAGATTCAGTATATCGAGCGCTAGTTCGCATGTCATCTATAAGTACACACATATGTGTATTCTTAGGTGTTCGTAAGGGGCTTCCGCCAATATCTATGGCTTTACTAAATTTCTTTGCTTCGTTAATGCAATAGTCATTAGCATAATGATTTAAATAAGCGGCGACTGGGTGCGATATGACTTTCAAATTTTTTGAATATGTGATTGGTCTTGGGTGCACTAGTCTCTCCAATTGTTTAAATTGTTCGCTATTCATGGCATAATTGCATTTTATAGCTGTTTGTGATAAAGATAGTAAATTATTATATTGTTGGTCTTGCAAATATTTTAATGCATTATCATTTGTGACATTATTAATGATCTCAAGTGGATCCATAATGTTACAAGAAAATGTAATAAACTTTGTAAGATTAAAAGTAAGTTTTATTAGAATTCGTTTAATTGCTTAAAATGAATTTGTT